TCCCCGAGGCTGCGACCGACCCGGTCCACCTGTTCGTCGTCGCGGCCTGGCTGCGTGACAAGTTGGATCCGAACTGGCAGGTGCCTCGCGACGAGGTTGACATCGTGCTGCGTCAGACGATGGCGACCTACGCCGTCGAGGCCTTGGCCGCCGACCCGTACTTCTGGCAGTCCGAACTCCAGCGGTGGGATGCCGAGTACGGCAACGTCATCGAGTGGTCGACCAACGTGAGCAAGGCGATGGCACGCGCCACCGACAAACTGTTCGCCGCCGTGAAGGCGCCGACATTGACGCATGACGGGCACGAGCTGCTCGCCACGCATATCGCGAACGCGACAACGAGGCCGACGCCGGCCGGCGACATCCTCGTGAAGCATCACAAGAACTCCGACCGCAAGATCGACGCAGCGGTCGCAGCCTGCATCGCCCACGACGTCGCCGTGACGTTGGGCAATACCCCGAAGCCCCTGCCATTACTGAGTGGAGTTATCGCACTATGAATATCGAACGCGCGCGCGAGTTGCTCGTGCGCAAATTGGTGGCGCAGCGCACGGCGATGGAAACTGCCGAACGCTACGCCGATAACCGGCAGAACCTGGTGTCTTTCATGGATCAGGAGTTGGATCGCACTCTCAATGGTCGCGTGCGCCCGGTGAATATCGCGATCGGCGGCCTCGCTGTCGACGTCCTGGCGCAGCGCCTGTCGGTGGCAGGTTTCGCGACCAGCACGAGCGACCTATCGGACCAGGGCGCGTGGGATCTATGGCGACGCAACGACATGGGCCCGCAGTCCGAGGTCGCTCACACCGCCGCCTTGACCTACGGCCGCGCCTACTACCTCGCCTGGACTGGCCCCGATGGGGCGGCCAGGATCACCGTGGAGTCGCCGATGCAATGCACGATCCTGCGGGATCCGCTCACTGGCGCGATCACGCACGCGATCAAACGATGGATCGACCCCGAGGGTTTCTCCCGCACGCTGCTCTTCACCGCCGACGAGGTCATCGAGTACGCCTCGCCGCAAATGACGTCGCCAGATCCGCTCGTGCCGACGACGGCGCTGCCGATCACCGGCGAGGACGCGATCCAAGTGAGCAGGCAGCGCAACCCGCTCGGCGTGGTGCCGATGGTCGCCCTGGTCAACCGGCCAAGCCTGACCAACCTTGACGGGGTGAGCGAACTGCGCGACCTGATCCCGATCATTGACGCGATCGGCAAGTTGACCAGCGACCTCATGGTCGCGTCGGAATACGGGGCAAGCCCGCGCCGTTACGTCACCGGCCTGTACCCGGAGACGCGAATCAATCAGGAGCAGATGCGCGAACTCGCGCACGAGATCCGCACCACCTGGGAGAACGCCTACGCTGCCAAGATCCTGTTCGCGCCGGACCATCGCACGCAGTTCGGGACGTTCGACGTCGCCACCTTGGACAACTACATCTCGGCGATCACGATGCTGATGCAGCACGCCGCCGCGATCGCGGCGCTGCCGCCCTACTACCTGACGCTGCCGACGGCGAACCCGACATCGGCTGACGCGATCCGGGCGGCCGAGCAGCGCTTGACCGCGAAAGCCGAGCAGCGGCAGCGGCAATGGTCCGGCGCCTACGCCGACCTCATGCGCCTGGCGCTGACGATCCGCGACGGCCGCCCCTACACCGGGCTGATCGAGACTCAATGGCGCAGCGCCGCCCCGGCGACGCTCGCCCAAACTGCCGACGCCGAGGCGAAGTTGGTCGGCGCCGGGATCGTCGACCGGGCCACCGCCTTGGCTGCGCTCGGCTACACCCCGCTCGACATCGAGCGGATCACCACTAACGAAGGGATCATCGCGTGAACGACACGATCGACACCGAGCAGGCCGAGCCTGCACCAATGGAGCAGCCCGACGTCGACGCCCAGGTCGACGTCGTCGAGGGCGAGCAGGTCGAAACATTCTCGGCCGCATATGTTGCGCAGTTGCGGGAGGAGTCGGCGGCGCACCGAGTCAAGGCCAAGCGGATCGACTCCGCTAACGCCCGACTCGTGGCCGCCTACGCCGCCGCTGACGGCCGCCTGATCGACGTCGAGGCGCTGGCCTTCGACGAGGCCATGCTCGACGACGACGGCCTAGTCGACCGCGACAAGGTCGCCTCAGCGATCGCCGGGTTGATCGACGCTAAGCCATATCTGGCCTCGCGAACTCCGGCGACGGTGCTGCCCCAAGGCGTGCGCGCTGACGCACCGGCGCCACCGGGCCTGTTCGACGTCATCCGCACTCGCGTCTAGGGGGAGAGTATGTGACGTATGCGCGTTGCGATACCGCGCATACGTCGCTGCTCCTCCTGCAATGCGTAATACTGGCCCGCAAGGTAGGAATAGCGAGCCAGAATGACGATGCCTACAATCGCTAGGACGACGTTTGCTCCTGACTCGGAGAATGGTGCTACCCGCTGCCACTCCCAGCCGCCGCCGGCTGACGCATTGCCGATCCAGTCAAGTAGCCAGGCAAGAGCCCACTCGCCGCCTAGGATAAAGACGACCAAGGCCGCCAGCCAGCCGTTGCGGCTGGACTCAACGTCGAGACTTAGAACATCCACTCGGCGTCCTACTTCCCTCACAGTCTGCTCAATCTCGGCAGCGGCATTGGCATCCATGTCCCTACCCCCGTTCCCCAAGCAGAAACCGTAAGACTCGTGCCAGTGTGGCATAATGGTCGCGGCTAGAGGCCACCACCGTGGACGGCGCCGGGAGCGCCCCGCACTTCATCCACTTATCCGAAACGGAGACGGCCTCTTATGAGCCTGGACACTTCTACAAACTCGACGCTGACGCAGGACGTCGTGCAGCGCGTACTCCTGCTGCCGCTGACGCAGCAGTCCACCTACCTATCGCAAGGGCTGCCCATCTTCACCTCGGCCGGGCAGCCCATCAAGGTGCCGAGCCTGTCAACACTCGGCACCCCCGGATACGTCGCCGAAGGCTCGGCGATCCCCACCGTGGATGCGACCACGAGCGAGGTCACGCTCCTGGCCTCAACGGTGCACTCCATCAAGGTGATCACCAAGATGACGCGCGAGATCGTGCGCCAGGCCGAGCCGAACGTGGAGTCGATCTTCACGACGAAGCTCGTCAGCGACGTGTCACGCATCCTCGACGCTGCACTCTGGAACGGCGCGGGCACCGCGGGCGCCCCGCTCGGCATGGTCAACTTCTCAGGCGTCACCTCGACCGGCACCGCCGCCGGCACCTTGGTCGCCGATGACCTGTTCGACATGCAGGAGGACGCGATGGCTGCGTTCGTCATGCCCGATCGCATGTCCTGGGCGTTCTCACCGGCGAACTTCACCCGCATCCGCAAGTTCGCCGACTCCTACGGCAGTCGCGTCCTGCAACCCGCCCTCGCAGCGGGCGCGCCGCCGACCCTGCTGGGATCGCGGTACGTCGTCACCACGCATATCCCCGACTCCACGATCCTGCTGTTCGATCCGTCGCAGGTCGCCGTGGGCATGGATGACCGCGCCTCCGTCACGATCCTGGGCGAGTTGTACGCCGGGACCGACGAGGTCGGCATCAAGGTGACCGCAAGATACGACACGGCCGCCCTCAACCCGAAGGCCGTCGTGAAGTTGAGCGGCATCACCGCCTAGATCGAGCGCTGCCGGGAGTCTCACGACACCCCTTTCGCCCGGCAGCGTGGCCCTTGCCGGGCTCACACCGACGTCGCAGGCGGTGAAGGCGAGGGCATCCGAAGGGCTCGGGCTACTGTCGATCTAGCCCGAGCCCTTCGGCATTACTGAGGGACATACCTGCACCTAATCCGGGCAGCGTGAACCCGATACCCTATTATGGTGTCCATGCCACGAGCCGCCCTTTACCTGCGGATATCGCAGGACCGATCCGGCCTGGAGGCCGGAGTTCAGCGCCAGCGCCAGGACTGCGAAGCCCTGGCCGCCTCCCTAGGCTGGGACGTCGTCGGGATCTACCAGGACAACGACGTCAGCGCCTACTCGCGAAAGCCCCGCCCTGAGTTTGAGCGCCTTCTGCGCGATGTTGCCTTGGGCCAAATTGACGCTGTAATCGCATGGGCAGCGGATCGCCTCTATCGCCGACTAACGGACCTAGAGCGGATCGTCGACGCCCTCCAGGGCGTCGAGGTCGCCATGGTGAAGTCGGGAAGAGTTGACCTGTCTACGGCTGACGGCCGCTACAACGCCCGCAATTACGGCAACCTGTCCCAGCACGAGTCCGAGAAAAAGAGCGAGCGAGTCAAGGCCGCCGCCGAGCAGCGAGCCCGCGCAGGCGGCTACGGCGGAGGCGCCAGGCGCATGGGCTTCACCAAGACCGCCGACGACCTCGTGCCCGACGAGGCCGACGCGATCCGGGAGGCATATCTCCATGTCGCTGGAGGCGGCTCGCTGGAGTCCATCGCGAAGGACTGGCGGGCCCGCTTCGACGGTGGCCCGAAAGGCGGCTACATCACCGGGGTGCAGGTGCGTGATGTCCTGCTGCGTCCGATGAACGCCGGGATCGCCACCTATCTGGGCGAGGAAGTCGGGCGCACCAAGAGCCCGGCGATAATCGACGAGGACACCTTTAGGACGGTGCGGGCGATCCTGACGGATCCCAAGCGCCGCACCAGGCGAGGCCGCCCGAGCGAGACGCTGCTGTCGGGGATCATGCGCTGCCGCTACTGCGGGCGGCCCGTAGCGGGCTCTAGCCGCGATGGAGGGACCAAGCGGGAGCGGGTCTACACCTACGCCTGCCGAGCCCGCTGCGTGAGTCGCAGGCGGCATCGAATGGACGAGTTGATCTCCGAGTTAGTGCTAGCCCGCCTGCAACGCGACCCCGAGGGCTTTATCGAGCCCCCAACGGCGAGCAAGGCCACGGCCAATAACTCGGCAGCGGTCGAG